AATGAGTGTCTTGTCCATAGTTAAAAGAACGCAAGCCCTGTAGCTGCTAGCGTATCGTTATAAGTTTGAACCGTGAGCGCTTCGTAAACCGTGCGGCCTGTGTCTAGGCGCTGCTTTGCTGTTTCGTAGGTGAGCCCGTGAGCGGCCGCATATGAGGCAACAGTGCCATGGTTGAGTAGGTAGTCTATGTAGTAGCTCTGGAAGCGCTCTTGGTGGGATTCTGTGGTTTTCATAGGTGGTGTGTGGTTGTGTGGTTGTGCGTGTGTGTTATTAGTGGTTAGTATAGATCGTGATCGTTGAGATACTCAAGGTATTGGTCAAGTGTTTGGTAGCCCGCTCGGACATATACAATATCGTTTATAGCTTGCTCGTTGAAGCCGTTAATATTGCTAACAAGCTCGATCTCTTCGAAGGTGCAAAGCTCTAGCTCTAGCATTGTGTCATACATGTGGTTAAGTTGGTCTGTGGTTTTCATAGTGTGTATTATTTAGTGGTTAGTAATGTTGGGTTGCGCCCCTCCCCGAAGGGCTAGGGCTATGTGTGTGGTTGATTTTACTGTTGGCCTTCCCAGAATGGTTCGCTTTCGCCCCATTTTAAGTCGGATTCAAGACCATTTCTTTCGGCTTCAGTTGCTTCGAGGAGAAACAAAGCCTTGAATAAAAGAGACTCTAGCTCGTTTTCATTGAGCTTGCCTACTTTGCGAGTGCGTTCTAGTTGCTTATATATTGAACTAGCTTGTGGTAATACGAATAGGTTTTTCATAGTAGTGTGTGTGTGTTGTGTGGTTGATTTGTTGGGTTGCGCCCTTTCGGGCTGTGGCGGTTTGCTATTGATTAGAACAATTCAGAGAGAGGAACTCCCGAATCGTTGTTGGATGTTTCGTATGCTTCGACCCTGCAGTCAATATATCCCTTTTTACTCCAGAATCTGCTACTTTGCTCGGCAGCGCTGCGGCAGCTGAGACCATAGCAAATGTCTTCTATTTTTTTATGACGAGTGGATTGACGACCTACGACTTTGAATTTTGTGCTCATAATATTGTGTGTGTTATTTGTGGTTGATTTGTTGGTGATGTTTTGAATGCAATCAGAGGTTGTACCCCCATGCAAGCTTTTTTTGAATAAAAGTGAAAATAATTTAAGGAAAAGCTCGGAGGCCGCTTAAACACTAGGCTAGAAGCCAAACAAAAACCTGCCAAGTATCGCTATATATATATATAATAAGTGTCCATCGTGCTGCCTGTGTGTGTGTGTGTGGACATATAATGAGTGCAGCCGTGTGTGGACATTGAGTGGACATTGAGTGGACATTGAGTGTGCTATGAGTGTCCTATGAGTGTTACTAGATGATGGCTTGTCCATAGTGACTCACAAAAACACAGCATCTGACAAACACAGACGAACGCATCAACACATCAGGATACCTTGATATTAACACTCATTGCACCCAGCAGGGCATCTATAATCCCCCGCAATCCCCTAGAATAAAAGAGGCACCCCCTGTGCGGTGACAAATGCGTGCCAGAGGCGTGCAAATGCGGGGTGCCAAGGGGGGAAGTCAGCTCGACGATATAACGTATACCCTCTCACATTTTTATACCAAAACAACAGAGGACACCCGTAGAACCCTCTGAGAGCCCCTACAAGGCGTTTTGATGATCCACAAGGGTGTTACCATACGCAAAGACGCCCAGAGGCTTTAAGGGCACTCTGAGCGTCAACACACACGTAGCATTTAAGCTACAACACACAAAACAAAGCAACACACCGAGTGTCACTTTAACACACACAAACAAAAGTTATAGAAAGTCGTCGTATTCCTCCTCGTCGTCATCCTCTTCGATCCACTCAAAGTCATCCTCAGAGGTCTGAAAGGTGTTCATGAAAGCCTCGTGGTATTTAATAGACTCAACAAGGAGACCTGTAGTGGCAAAGGGGTCACTAGCGGCCATATCAAAGGTGTGGGGAGCCTCTTCTGTCTGAACAATAAGAACGTAGTTCCTATAGTGCTCTCCGAGGAGTGCTTGGGCTTGTTCTAGGGGAGTCATATTTATTAGATGTATTTACCGTTGAGCTTCTCAATAACAAGCAGCACGGCTTCACGGTGATCCTTTAGAACACTCTCATGGTGATCTAAGATTTCTACAACACGCTGTAGCTCACACTTAGTCTTTTCGATATTCTTATTGAGGACACCGAGTGACGCTGAGGTGGCTACAACATATAAAGTTAATAGTATGTGTTTCATATTATTGAATACTGGTAGTAGGTTACTACCTGTCAAATACTTTTCTAGGTATTTTAAAGGAAAACCCCTATTTCAACATAGGGTAAACTTTAAGGAAGGACTTATTACCAGTATCTACTTACAAACACTCTTTTAACAAAGGATCACTAAGTGTTTCCTAGCAGGGGCTATTATAGGGTCTGTTTTTCGACCCTGTCAAGGGTAAATATCTATAATTGTTACTTTTTCTCATTATCTCTTCCCTTCCTTATACGGGTCATAACCGCATCCGATTAACTTAAGTGTTGATAGTCAAGGACTTGGGGATCTACTAATCGCCTTTAATATTTGTTACCAAATAGGGTATTGTTCCTAGTTGACAGGTGCCTCATATACAACAGGATATAAGTACATGACTGCATCTAAATTGCCTATTCCCTATAAGAAATATCGAGGCCGTGTTGTTATTGATCAGCTAGCACTACAAGTAAAAAGAACGAGAAAGGAAGAAAGAGAAAATCCATTTAAAATGGGTGATCCCCACCCAACACATGACGCTATTTTTACTTCCTATCACCAATACTTCGGGCATCAGCTGTGGAACACGCAAAAATGGTTAGATAATAAAAGGGCAAAAGACAATGAGCGTAAAAAGGCTCGCCGAAAAGAAGACCCAGATTGGGCTAAAGCTCAAGACGCCAAGGACAACCAAGCAAAACGCAACAGAATGGGTGACGAAGCTTACTTGGCCTACATGCGTAAAAATAACAAGGAAAGCTATAAGAAGAATCCAGAGGCCGCTGCAATAAAAGCAGCTCGTTATGAGAAGCGTATACGTCACATGTATAAAAATCTCACGCCTGATTTAAAAAAGAAGGTTGATGATATTTACAACTTGCGTCAACAGCTTAACGAGGCAGCGTCAGGGGCTGGAATGTACGGTAGAGGTTCTAATGGAAATAAGAGATATGCTTTTGCCGTAGATCACATAATGCCCGTGACGCATGACGAGTTATGTGGGTTACATATTCCTTGTAATCTAAAAATAATAGAGGCAGATACAAATAGCTCTAAGTCTAACAAGGTGTTACCAAGTGAGCGCTGAGGCTCCACCTTTGTTCTTATAGTAAGAATCCTGAAACTTCTGGAGCTCCGCATCGAGCAACTCTACCTTGCGCTCAGCCATCTTTACTTCGGCATCCTGAGCCATTTGTTCGACCCAATAGGCGACACCCATAGCCAACGCATCAAGTCTATCATCGTGTCTGATGGCTCCCCTTTCGCGAGTCATACGACTCATCTGGTAAAACAAAGAATATTGTAGTTGTTTCTCGTGAGGGTAGTGCTGGACAGTCTTGTAGTCGTCTTGAACAACCTGAGGGTCGATCACGAGCCTATGTCCTGACATCACAGGTTCTAAGGTGTCCACGATGCGCTTTTCCTTTTGCTGACTGTGACGGACTTCTTCAAGTGTCACTGGATAAATGCGAGTGAGAACGGGTTTCAATAATTCACCGAACATCCCCCCGCCGAAATTCTGTTCTGAGAGCACGTAGTTTACCTTGTGATCCTTAGCGATGTGACAGAGCTTCTCTAGGACTTCCTCAGAATATCCTCCTTGCAAACCTCCCGCAGCAGGAACGTAGAGAACGCCGTTAAGCATCTTAACAACAGCATAGGACGTTTCGTCGGTTCCTCTACCAGCAGGGTCAATCGCTAGGACTGATCCGTTGTATTCTACCATATCCCCAAGGGTCTTGAAGGGTCTGTGATAGCGTTCACCAGCAAAGGCTACATTAGGTATCGAAGAGTCCCACTCTAAGTCAGGCGATCTCGCCCACACATATTTTTCAGGTGCTAGGTCACGGTCAACAGTTGTTACGATGAGATCACTGATCTTCAATGGGAAGCGGTCAACGTCAGCTAGCGTAGAGTCCAGTTGGAACTGCAGAGCGAAACCAGCAGACCCATAGGAAACCTTACGTTCTGCTAGGTCAATGTCACTGAATCGTAAAGGCTCCGTGCTACGTCCCTTGTCCTTTTCGGAGACACACATAGGAGCAATGTTACCATTATAGGTTTTCTCGTTCTCCGATGGTGTCACATGACAGGCAGGCCAAATCTTAGTCTTATAGCCACGCTCTTGAATCTTAGAATACAACGAGTCCTCAGTCTGAGGGGTTCCTAGAAACAACACGCGGGATGAGTCTAGGGGTTTCAGAATAGCGTCCACCTCACGAACAGCCTCAGAGAGCTTCTCGCGCATCATCTGGGTTGCTGAGTTGTTTGCAACCTCAACGTCATCCAATACGATTATATCAGCACGGCTACCAGTAAGCTGTGAGGTGATGCCAAGAGACTTTACGGAAGGCGCATGCGACGCAGGAGCAGGCCCTACATCAAAGCTAATCTTAGACTGACGCTGGTTATCCTTAGGACGTAAGTGGTGCAGTATCTCCATCTCGTGGATCAACCGTAAGGTGAACGTAGAGAAGTCATCTGAACGTGTCTTACTAGCAGACACCACGAGGATGTTAAGCGAGGGGTCTAAGAGTAACTGGTGAACCACATAAGCGGAACAGATCCAGCTCTTACCACACCCACGGAACGCTTGCACAATGGCACGCTTATCACCATTCTGCATATAGTCCGCAATGTCATATTGCAGAGCTGTAGGCGCGGGCAGATTAAGTTGATTCCAACATAGAAATAGGAAGTTGCGAAAGTTCTTTAGCTGTGGAGGGACTTCCATAGGTTACTTGTTACGGCCTCTGTTCTCCTTCTTGGATTGTATCCGAAGGTTGCTTGTCGAGTTGTTCTTAGGATTCCGATCTTTGTGATCGATGTCCTTACCCGCTAGCTTAGCTTTACCGTGTTTCTTGACCATCAGACGCCTTGCGGCTTTCCTAGCGTCGTTCCTACGGCGTTGCTCAGGCTTCTTGTGGTAGCTTTCGTATTCTTTCTTGTAATTTCTTTCACTCATAATTTTAAGGGGCATCTGTGACGATATTTGCAGCCGTCATGTTATACATAACAAAGTGAGCACTTCCCACGTTGTCTTGAATTGTTGAATAAGTATCTCCGTCGCCCATACGCCACCAATGAGTAGGCGATGCGGCTAACTGAGAGAGGTCGTGGGTAGTCCCACCGTTGTAAATGTCAGACACGTTAGAGCTCTGATTAGAGTCCCAAACGGCTATTTCATCTACACGTCCACCGTTGATGTAGTTACCGCTTGCATAGCGACCTACACGAAGGTTCTCACCATCAATCTGTCCAGACCACCCGTAGTTACCGTGAGAGTTCACAAGACTTGGGGATATACCGTTGATGTAGATATTGAAGCGGCTGTAATAGTCGGACACGTCAGCCGAGGAAGCACCAGTAGTTCCACCGTTGTAGGTGATTATGATATTATGCCAATTCCCCGCAGTGAATACCTGATTAGTGGAAGTGCGACGGATGTAGTTATTACTAGAACCGTAGTTGAACCGCAATTTACCAGATGTCGTTGTTCGTAGCTCTATGTGACCTCCGTTAATTACATCAGAGTCTCCAAAGTAGAAGAGAACTTGACCGCTATTAAAGTTGTCAGGCTTATACCACATGTGAAATGTCCAAGCGTCACTACTACCAGAGCCATTCCCAGAGCGTCCTAAGACGTCATCAAGGAGAGACGCATTAGCTCCGAGGTAGTCTTGGCTCTCAAACTCAACGCTCTTGGTGTTGGAGTAGGGAGGAGCAGCCACATTTAAAGTAAGCGTCTGAGTGTCCTCACCAAAGTAATTGATAGCCTTCGCTGTGATGCTATAGGAACCAATCTCTAACGATGAGCCACCAATAAGCTTTCGGACATTACCATCCACGGTTGTAATGCCACTAGGCAACCCTGACCACTCGTAGGCTACCCCGTTGGTCGCTACAAGCTCGTAGTTCAAGGTCTCCCCAGCAGTCAGATTGATAGTGGTGTTAGATGTGATTGTTGGAGACGTTCCAGAAGCCGAAGCAGTGTTCGTAAACAAGCTATTAAGCTCATTCACGGCTGTCGCTAAGGTCTGCGTTACGGCTACCCCAGAGATAGATGCTCCAGAAACTCGCAGGTCTTTATATAGGATGTTTCCAGAGGTGTGCTTAACGATGTTAATATGGTTATCATCATTTGCTACAGCTTGGATTGAATTAACAGCATAGGAGTCACCATTACCAACAAGAATGGTAGTGCTGGTGCTATCTACAGAGAAATCTAGCGTGTCCGTAGATGCTAGAACAAAGGAGCCCGTGTTACCTGCTGTGTTACACTGAGCCGTGATATACACGGAAGCCTCAGTAGCGTCCGAGAACGCCGTCCCATCGGCTTGAGCAAAGTCAGTATAGGGAACTTGAAAGAACTCGTATACATCCTCACCTTCAATAACTGTTCGGACATCATTGATGACGTTAATTCGGTCGCTATAGGTGCTATCCACGACAGCAGTTAAACAAGCGTTCCAGTAGACAGGATTAGAGCTTCCAAGAAAGTTTACACAGTTTCCTGCGTCGTTACGTATTACTTTAATAGCCATTTTATCGTTGAATTGTTACGAGGGTTGTAAGGGGAGAAACCTGTATCTGGTTGTTTGCTCGGATAGCGGGGAGAGCTACAGCGTTTACGTCCTCGTTGGATGCAAAGTAAGCAGATATGATAGGTCGATTAAGGTAAGGCGTTCCTACTGTGCCTTCACCAAAGAAGATAGGCTGAGTAGTTAGCGGAAAGGTATAAGTAGGTGTCCCATCGGATGCTCGCGTCTGCCAGATAAGAGCCACCTCAAGGGTCGTGTTAGCAAACTGAGGGATCACGTTAAAGTCAAAGCGGATAAGCCCTAAGTCTCCAGCGTTACACTGAGAGAAGTCATAAGAGCCCGTAGCGGCTGTGTATTGTAAATCTCCTGTAGTAACAGCATCACTATAGGAGGACACATCAAAGCTATAGTCGAACATCTTTGAGACACCTGCTGGCATGTAAGAGCCACCAAATAGTCCTACTCCCGAAGCACTCGCGGGGGCTGGTTCTGTCCAGTAGGGAGAGTCATTAGCTGTCTGTGCGGCACTAGAGAAACCAAAGCGCATCCATTGACCCGCATCGGACATCGCTTGGGTGTATTGAACATATTCTCCAAGGTCGTTTGCTCCTGATTGGCCGCTAAGTCTATCAGAGAACCCTCCAGTGAACTCATAGCCTCCCTTAGCGTCCTCTAGAACGCCTTGCTTGATACCACCAAGGGTAATGGCCTCGGGGGTCATCATAGAGTTTCCTGTGGGGTCTGTGACGTCTTCTACGCGCACTAGGAGCTCTTCGTGATACTCGTCGCCAGCCATAAGGATGTTTCCGTCGCTACCATTAGTGATAGCAGCATCAATCTTAGCTTTGTTGTTCGATATTCTTATAGCATTTAACCCACTCACGTCCTTGCTGAGTGTTAAGGTCTGTCCATCTACTGATGCTATCTCCAGTGGAGACCAATACTTACCGTTATAGCCTTTAACGATAAGGTCTGATTGAGTATTATAGGACGGAACAAAGGTAAATGGCCCTGTTCCTGTAGGGTTGTCTAAATGCGTATAAGAAAAGCTCATTTTTATCTGCGATATTTTATTATTTGGAGGCTACTCTGTCAACGCCTTCGTCATCAAACGGAAGCATACTGACAAGGTTAGCCATAGGGTTGTCGTTAGTCACACTTGCACTTATTTGATTGTCCTTAAGTAACTGACGGGCGGCATTGAGGTCACTAGGGGAAGCCTCACCGCTCTGGATGCGATTGATAAATTCGTCAATCAGGAGGTCTTGAAGACCATATAGTTTTTCGTTGCTGTCTTTACTCATTTATTCTTTGTTTCTTTGTATATTTTGATTGCGAGATAGGCCATCGTCAGGACACCTACGCAGATAGCTACAAATGTATTTATGATGTCTAATGTTAAGGTTCCCACGATGCCACTTGCGGCGAGAAAGGGAGTTGTATACGGGTTATCGGGTATCATTTTAGTTGTTGGTTAAGGTATTGAGGGGGTTAATTATTATTAGGCGAAAGCTCGGAAGACTAGCTTCCAGTTAGCTGGAGTAGGATTAAAGCCCACGTTGGTTGACTTGTTTGGGAAGACTAACGCTCCAAATGTTACAAGACCTATGTTAGTGCTGTTACTATATGTAGGGGAGTCGTGAAAATCTAGTTCATCACCTGCTGCCCAACCGCCCTCTGACGTTTTACATCTAGCAACAACTTTAAAGACCTTGGGAACACTACCAAGCCCGTGAGCTACTTCTAGGCTCATAGCGCCGTCCGTCAAAGCCTGCTCAGAGCTCTCAAAGGACTCCGTAAGAGCCACTGTAGATGTAACGCCATCAGCTCCATCCGCACCAGCAACGCCTTGGATACCTTGAGGGCCTTGTGGGCCGATACCTTCAATCTCTGTAGAGGCGTTCTCAGAAACCTCTTGAGCCACAAACAAACCTTGTTGGTAAGCTGTGTCGAGGTCACTCTCAGACAACCTAGAGCCGTTCTGGAAGTCCACTAGTTGTGAAGTCCCAGTGTTACGCCATACGCGTATCTT